TAGCCAGATTGTGGCAAAGAGTCAGTATGCAACAGGCTCTCCATACATCACAATGGTCCGTTACCACGACAAAGATCAGGATATGATCTATGTTCCTGACCGTAACAACTTAGTTTTATCTAACTTACCTAACCCTATTGGTAAGTGTTTAGCCCGCGTTGCTGTCCGTTCCTCTCTTGACGGTGAAGCACGTGGTCAATTTGATGATGTTCTAGCGGTACAGTTGGCACGTGCTCGTTTTGCAGTTCTGCAAATACAAGCAGCAGAGAAATCTATACAGGCACCTATTGCCATCCCACAGGATGTCCAAGAACTCGCGCTTGGCCCTGATTCGATTATGCGCTCTGCTAATCCACAAGGCATTCGCCGTGTGCCGCTAGAACTTCCTCCTGGAGTATTCGCTGAATCTGGTGTACTAGAGCGAGAGTTAAGACTCGGCGCTCGTTATCCAGAGACAAGAAGCGGAAACCTAGATGCTTCAATCATTACCGGTCGTGGCGTACAAGCGCTACAGGCTGGCTTTGATACTCAGATTCGTGCAGCACAAGCACAGTTCGCTCGTCTATTTACCGAACTTGTATCTCTCTGCTTTGAGGTAGATGAGAAGATCTTTGGTTCTATGACCAAGGAAATCAAGGGCGTTGATGATGGTACTCCGTTTAATATGAAGTACGTACCAAGCCGTCAAATTGCTGGTGAATACGGCGTAGATGTTCGCTACGGAATTATGTCCGGTATGGATCCTAACCGTGCAATCATTGCGCTACTACAAATGCGTAGCGATAAATTAGTTTCAAGAGATTATGTTCGCCGCGAAATACCTATGGAGTTAAATGTTACCCAAGAAGAACAACGTGTTGACATTGAAGAGATGCGTGATTCTCTTCGTGTTGCTGTTGCTCAGTATGCTCAGGCTATCCCCTCGATGGCAGCACAAGGCGCTGATCCTTCTCTCATTGTTTCAAGAATTGCTGAAGTCATTAAGGGTAGACAAAAGGGTAAACAACTCGAAACGATTGTAGAAGAAGTTTTCGCCCCAGAACCACAACCAGAAGTTCCGATGACGGGCGAAGAAGTTCCAGCGGCAGGTATGGCCCCAGCCCCTGCCTCGCAGCCAACTCCAGAAATGATGGCTGGTGCGGCCCCTGCTGCTGGCGCTCGTCCCGACATCGCAAGTCTACTTGCACAAATTGCAGGCTAGGAGGTGGATAAATGAAAAAAGGCGGTCGCGCAAAGGCTCCAATGGCAAAGCCAACAGAAGGCAAGAAGGATATGAAGAAGCCAGGAGGCAAAGTCGAATTTGGCTATGCTGGCAAAGCACGTAAAGGCAAGAAGGCTTAAGTAAAGGCTAACGAGAGGACAGAGCGTGGATAAGAAACCAGATTACATACCTCGCTCTGTTCGTCTCGCCGATGTATTTGTTTTATTCGCAGGCTTATTTCATAACATTATGAGCGCAGTTCACGTATTCGCAGAAGAAGTTTTAGATTTAGCAACATACAATGCAATCAGAAAGAACCAAGTAAATCAGGCTTGGGAACAATTTACAGTAGATTTAGAAACGATGGAGGACAACAATGGCTAGAGGACCACTTGCAGGTGCAGCCGGTCCAGGCAAGTTCTCCAAGAGAACAGATATGGATTTAGGTTCAATCGCATACGGCGAAGGTGTTGAGACTGCCGCTATTAAGTCAGGCGCTCCACTTGCTAAAACCCCAGATGTTCGTGGCGCTAGAGCAAGTGATGTTCGCGCTGCTGCAGCACAGACACCAGTAACTCCACTTTATGCACCGTCAGAGCGACCAGATGAGCCAATCACAACTGGCATTCCTATGGGTCCAGGTGCAGGTCCAGAAGTTTTAGGTATCAACAACAGTATAGATACCGACGAAGATCGCGCTCGTATGGTTTCATACCTACCAGCGTTAGAAGTTTTAGCAGCATCACCAGATTCGTCTCAGGCGTTTCGTAATTACGTTAGGCAAATCAGGGCCAATCTTCTATGAGTGATAGAGAAATCGCGCAGAGGATTTATTCTGACAAGTTAAAGTCTAAGAATCCATCTGCATTCGACACAATGGGTGCATTCAACGCTATGTACAATGGCGATGCTCGCAAGCCAGTTTCTTTGGCAGCGCCTGCAGACTTTGGTCGTTCTCTTCCACCTCAAGATCGCGCTCAAGCGCAGGATATGTTTTATCGCCAACAGCAAGTTAAGGAAACCGAAAAGGGTCCTGGCTTCTGGGGGAAACTATTTGCTGGTATGGAGAAGGCTTACAACCTATCAGCACAAGCAGTTACCTTTGGCCTACAACTAAGAGACGAAAACAATCCTCTATACAAAGGTAGTTTCAGACCAGAGGCTATCCGTGAATCTTGGGATAAAGCCCGTGAGATTTCTCCAGGTAGAGCAATCGTCGCTGGTGTTATTGGTCAACCTATAAATCTTATCGAAGATGCTCTTAATGCTGCCACAATGGGCAGGACTAGAAATAAAACAGAAAAGTTTATCAAGGATCATCTACTTTTTGCTGCTAATGATTTTAATATCTACGACAAGAATCAGGCAGAAGAAGCATTCCGTGAGCAGACCTATGGTCGTTTCTCATCTTGGGGAACGGATGTAGTTGCTCGTTTTGTTATCGATCCAACCATTATTGCTGGTAAGGGACTTCAAGCAGCCCGCGCTGCCAGACTTGCAGTAGAGGGAACTCAAGAAGTCAAGGCAGTTTTAGCAGGCGAAAAGGTTGGCCCCAGAGCAGAACGTATTAAGGCTACGCTGCAAGACTTCGTTGAGAAGACAGATGATATGAATGTCACTGATCTTATCCGAGTTAAGTCTATTCGTGAGTCTGCCGCCCCTGCATCATTTGCAGACTTGATGGCTAAGGCTAACAAGATTGAAGATGTTACTGCTAGGCATCAGGCTAAGACCGATATTGTCCAGTGGGCAATGGGTGATACAGATGCAGCGATACGCTTGCTTGAAACAAACAGAGATATTGCCGCAGATATTGCAAACCTTCAAGATGAAATCGTAGGCGCTAAGTTCTTTGGCGCTGGAATTGATAAGACCACAGGCCAATACACAATGGACTTGGTAAACCAAGGCGATAATCTTGAGAAGAACATTGCAACTGCAGCCCAGTACGAGGCAGATCTAGCCGCTAACTTGCAGCGGATGAACGCTTCTGCAATTCTCGACCCAAATGTTATCCCGAGCGTTGACAAGATTGCTTCTATTCGTCAAGCATTTGCTGGAAGTCAATCATTTATTGACCTACGCGCTGGCGCTGCTAGCGCTCCAGTTCGTTTTGTGACAGGTTTCTTCTATAAGCGCCCCAAGGGTTGGATTGACTTTACAGATAACCAGTCAGTTCAGACTGTTGACAATATGCTCAACCGAGTTCGTGGTGTATCTGACAAGCAAATTGGTGTTTATCAAACCAAGATTCGTCAATTAACTGATGATGTTGAAAAGATTACAGATAAGACCAAGCAAAAAGTTCTCAAGTCTCAGATTAAGTCTTATGAAGATGCCATTGAGCGTTCCAGATTTACAGTAGAACGCAAGAATCAATTACTTGAGAAGTATGTTATGGCTACCGATGATGTTGCCAGAGCCAGGGCTTATCAGGAAATCGAAGATGAGTTGTTTGTAACCATTGCTCGCCAAATGGGTTACACAAATGCAGCCGATGTTCGCAGCGCTTTAGGTAAATTTACTGGCGCTAGAGATCGCGCTAGGAATCTAATCCGTGAGCGAGCCTATACTGGCGCTATTGACCCAGCAACAGGCGGTCCAGTAGGTGGCAAAGTAACACCTATTGAGGGTCTTGATGGAACTAACTATGTAATTCCTATGCCTTTAACTGAGGCTCAGTTAGTAAAGCAACTACCAACCCTAGATGTTGACGCTATGTATGGCGCTCTAACTAAGGCTACTCGCGCTTCTCGCTTTGAATCGCTTGATAAAGCCTACGCCTTCCAGCGAGGCTTTGGTGAAGTTACCCAAGCCATTGACTCTTTAATCAAGTTTGAGGTTCTAGCCCGTCTTGGTTATCCAATTCGTAACGTAACTGAAGGTTTCTTACGTATCGTAAATACCGCAGGTCCTATGGCTATTATGAATCGCGTTGGTGTTGGGTCAAAGAACATCATCAACAATCGATTCAGAGGAGCCAAGCCTACTGACGTAATCGACTATTTGGATAGCGTTAAACTTAACACCAAGAAGTCTGAGTTGCTAGCATCTATTGATAATGCTGATGATCCAGCAATGATTGAGCGTCAGATTGCAGAGATTGACGCAATGCTTGATGGTAAGATTAAGATTCGTGACAAATATGGTTTAGGTCTACGCCAAGTAAAGATTGGCGATGAGGTATTTACCTACGAAGATGCCTTTGGTGCTACACCTTCTCAGGCTAAATACATCCAAGATAAGTTTGTTGCTAATGCTGCAACCCTTATGGATAACGCTTTCAGCGAGTCTAGTAAGAAACTACGCAATGCCTTTGAGACAAATGGCGACTGGGTAGTTATCAAAGGTGACGATCCTAACTGGGCAGAGTCCTACCTTCGTGTAGTTAATCGTCAGGTTCGTTCTTCTAAGTTTGCATCTATCCTTCTTGGTCCAGGAACCAGAGAAGAAGTGATGGATAAGGCTAAGATGTTTCTGCTTAAAGACCCAGAAGGTCGCAGGATTCTTAGGAATCTAGCCCTTGGTCGTAATGTCGATGAACTTGTAGAAGCCAATATGCAAAACATTGAATCCTTGTTCCCTGCATATATCTCACCAGCGTTAAAAAACATCGCATCCAAGCGTTCCTTGACAGCAGATGATGTAGCCAAATACATCCCAACAACTGGTCGTCCAGATGTAAACGCAGCCCAAGTAAACAATGCTATGGGTCGTGGTGCTGCTATGCGCCTATGGGGTAATTTGCTTGATAACTTCTATCGTGGTTTCGGTGAGGCTCCAGAATCAGCGCTAGTTCGTAATCCACTATTTGTAGATTTGTACCGCAAGCGTATGGATGCGTTAGTTAAGAACGCTATCGATACTTACCCTGGTGACTCAATCCCGCCTGCTTACTTGCGTAAACTGGAAAACAATGCTCGCCAATGGGCTAGAGCAGAGATGCGTCGTACTCTTTACGATACATCAGAGCGCGTAGAAGCAGCGACTACACTTCGCTATGTCTTCCCGTTCTTTGGTGCGTTCGCGGATGTGGCTCAAAAGTGGGGCCGTATTATCTACAACGATCCATCAGTTATCCGTAAACTAGAGACGGTTTATGACTCTCCGGATCGTAACGGTATGGTTGAAGAGCGCGATGGTATTAAATACATCAACGTTCCTGGCGAATGGGCTAAGTTCCTTCGTTTTGATGAGCGTCCGTTTGCGATTCCCAAGCCATCTCTAAACCTTATCTACCAGGGTAATGCTTGGTGGAACCCAGGTGCTGGATGGTTCGTACAGTATCCATTATCTGCTTTTATCAAGAAGTTTCCTGAGAAGGAAACCAACCGTATCGTCAAGGAAATCCTTCCTTACGGACCGCAAGATACTCGT